CCGGTGAGGCGGACAATCATGTCGACCAGCGGGCCGCCGCTGATGTCCTTGCCGAGCGTGCCCCTCGAGTTCTGAACCTTCGAATCCTGTTGTGCGAGAGCAGCATTCGCAATCTGCTGCGCGACCTGCTGGAACGCGCTGGTGGCGGCCTGCGCGACGCTCTGCACCGCCTTGCTGATCTCGGCCACCGCGTCGAACGCGCTGCCCGGCGCACCGAACGGGCTGACCGCGCCCGGCCCCGGGTTGTTGCCGCCTGGCGTGGTCTGCACCGTGCCGTTCAGGTTGTTCACGGCGGCGGTCGTCGCGTTCGCCGCGTCCACGACCAGCCCGAACCCGGAGCCCAGCCAGTCCTTCACCACACCGATCGCGGAATCGAACGCGCTCTGCATGATCGGGGTCAGCACCCCACCGGACACCCGGTTGGATATCTCGGTCAGCACGGCGCGCAGCTGCTCGGTCTGCTGCTGCGTCACCAGCTCCTGACTGGATTGCGTGCGCAGCACCAGATCCCGCGTCTGCGCCGCGATCTGCCCCGTCTGCGAGATAGCCTCCGCCGTCTGCTCCTGGAACGCCTGATCCTCCGGAGCTTTCCGCGGCTCCTGCTGCTGGATCCCCAACGCACGCGACAGTGCGTCCACGCCAGCGCTGAACACGGTGTTGGTCAACAGGTCCGGGTCGGCCGCGCCTGGGCCGCCGCCCGCGATCTGCTGCAACGACATCACCATCGCGTCGAACAGGCGCGTCTGTTCCGGCGACAGCACGCGTTCGGGCGCGATCACGTTCTTCGGCATGAAACCGGTACCCGACGCCACACCACCGGAGTCGAACGGATTCAACGCGTCCAACACCGCCCGGCCGGCGTCCTGCGCCTTCGTCCAGGCGGACGGCAACAGGTCGGTCAGGCCGTCCGCCAGGCCGGTCAGGTAGTGGATACTGCCGTCCTCGAAGGTCTGTAGAAACTCGGGCGGGATCCTGCGGAACTCCGGCGGCGGCGGACCGACTTCGGAATCCACGCGCCGTTTGATCGGATCCATGAGGCCGGTGATGACGTCGGAAATCTTCCGCGCCAGGAACCCATGCTGATCCGACACCGAGGGGCCGAACCCGCCGCCGGTGGTCGGCTGGAAGAAACCGTTCGCGCCGATCGGCAGCCCGTACAGGGACGCGAAGCTACCGACCGGGGTGCCGGTCCCGTAGTGCACATCGCCCAGTGCGCCACCGGATTCGACGCGCGCCGTGGGATATCCGAGTTCGGGGATGGCGCGCAGCTCGCCCGCCGTGTGCCCGCCGCCCGGGCCACCGGGGTCGTCGGTGATGCCGACGAGCATGCCGACACCATCGCGCAGGTTCTTCACCAGGCCCTGCGCACCGACCTGCGGGTACCCGGCGAAACTGCTTGTCGACCAATACCGTTGCCAGGGATTCAGGCCGAGAATGGCCGCGAGGATTGAACCCATGAACCCGGAGCAGTCGAAGCTGTCGCCGACGAACCGCGGACCGGCCCACTGGTAGGGGCGGCCCGACTGGGCCCGCGCGAAGTCGTGGCCCTTCTGCAGCTGGAGCATCCACGGCTCCACCGCGCCCCCGGTGGCGAACCGTGGCCGCAGCTGATCGAACAGGCCCTCGGGGCTGACGTTGCCGATGCCCTTGGCTTTCACCGCCGCCCCGTAGGCGTCGAGATTCTGCCGCCCCAGGTCCGTGATGATTCGGCCGTTGTCCCAGGTGAAAGGTATTCCGCGGGCGATCATGTCGCGGATCGCGTACAAGATGTTCTGTCCACCGGCCGCCAGGACTTCCGCGGCGGTGACGACGTGCTCACCGGTCGACAGCCACGCCGGTATGGAATCGGAAGTGCCTGAGCCGGGCCCGAACACCGAACCGCCGCGCGCGAATCCCAGTGTGACGGGATCGAGTTCGCCGACACCAGGCAGGAACTTCGCCACCGTGTTCCAGGCCTTGCGGAGGCCGTCGTTCCACACGGTGTTGACCAGGAAGCGCACCGGGTTCGCGGCGGCGTCGCGCAGACCGTCCCAGATCGAGCGGATTCCATCGACACCGTCCTGGAACCAGCCGCGTACCTTGCGGATCCCGTCGCCGATGGCCGGGAACACGGTGTTGGTCAGCCAGTCGACGCCCTTGCCCAACGAATCGTTCAGATCGCGCCAATGATCGATGATCCATTGCAGGGCAGGCAGAACGAGTTTCTGGACGACCTCGTTGACGAACCAGGTGAAGCCGTCGATCAGCTTGGTGATGATCGGCAGCAACACGGTGATGATGTCGATCACGCCCGGCATGACCTGCACCGCGAGGTCCACCAGCTTCGGCAACAGCGGAATCACCGCGAGCAGCAGATTCGCGAACGCCCCCACCAACTGCGGCAGGAACGGAGCGAGTTCGGTGAGAGCGTCCGCGAGCGCCTGGCCGAGTGTCATCGCCACCTGCGCCAGCACCGGCGCGAGCTGCTGAATCACCGGCTGCATCTGCTGCGCGAAACTGGCGATCACCGGCGCCAACGCCTGCGCCACAGTGGACAGGGCAGGCGCGAGGGCCTGGATCGCGACCGATAAATTCTCCGCGATCAGCGGGACGATCGGCGCGAGCGCGGTCAGCAGATCGGCGAACGACTGCGCGAGTGGCCCCATGGCGGGAGCGAGCGCGTTGACCGCTCCTACCAGGGCATTTCCGACGACCTGAGCTATCTGCGACAGCGGCCCGATCATCGGTGTCAGCGCGGTCATCAGCGCCGACAGCAGGTTCGAGATCACCGGCAGCACCGGCGCCAGGCCCTTGGCCAGGTCGGAGATGAACGTCCCCAGCTGAGGCAGGATCGGCGTCAACGCGTTCGCGAACGCCGCGCCCAGCTCGCCGAGCCCCGGGGCCATGTTCACCAGCGCGGTGCCGAGCGAATCGAACAGCGGTCCGAGCGTCGGGAGGACGCGATCGGAGATGGTCAGCAGCGCTGTGGTGAATCCGCCGAGCAGCGGGCCCACACCCTCCAACGCCTTGTTCAGGCCGTCGAACACCGATGCCAGCTGCCCGGAGGCGGCCGACTGGGAGAACGCCGCACCGATGCTGTCGCCGATATGCGCGATCGAGGTTCCCAGGCCCTGCATGGCCGGGGCCGCGACGTGGACGAAATCGAGGATGCCTTGGGTGGCTTCGCCTGTGCCGGACCGCAATCCCTTGATCAGGTTCGTCGCGCCGGCGAATGTGTCGTTCAGGCCTTGGATTCCGCGGGCGGACCCGACGAAATTCAGGGCCGAAAGTGCCGCGCCGTTGAGTTCGGTAGCGACACCGTTCATTCCGGTTTTCAGCACCGGCAGCACGCGGCCGGCCACGTCGGTCAGCGTGGAGCCGAGGTTCGCGAGCAGCGTGTTTTGGACGGACTTCTGGACGTCCTCGAGGGCGGGTTTCAGGGTGACGAATGCCTTGACCAGCTCCTGCGCGTTCGGCGCGAGCTTCGACATCGCCTCCGCGTAATCCTGCTGGCTGGCAGTGCCTTTGGCCTGTTCAGCTGCGAGATCGCGGACGGCGTTCGCGGCGTCGCGGGCAGCGGTCGATGCCTCGTACTGGGCGTCGGCCAACCGTTGCTCGGATTGCTGCTGGCGGTCCTTCGCCGCCGTGACGGCGTCCGATCCCTCGATGCCCTTGGCCTGGGCTTCCGCGTTGTCCTGGGCTGCGCGAGTGTTCTCGTCGACCGCACGGTCGTAGTTGAGCTGGGCGCGCTCGAGGGCGACCAGGTCCTTTTCGTGCTGCTTCGGGTTGAAGATGGATTCGTTGGCGGCTTTCTGCGCTTCCCGCAGGTCGATTGCCGCTTCCTTCTGCGAGATCGACGCGCCGCGGGCCCGCAGTATCGAATCCTCGAGATCGCGCCCGGCCTGGCGGTAGGCGCGGCCGACGTCTTCGGCGGCGGTCTGGGCTTCCTTCTGCGCCGACGCCAGCGAGCGCTGGGCGACTTCGGCGGTGTGCGCCGAATCCTGTACTCGGTCCTGGGCATCCGACAGTGCTTTGGTTTTCGCCGCGGCGTCGGCCGCTTCCTTCGGCCCCGATTCGGTGGCTTTGTTCGCGGCCTTCAATGCGTCGCCGAGACCGTGCAGGCCGGTCGCTGCCGTCGCGATGATCCCGCCGGCCGCTGGCCCGATCGCCGCCAACGCGACCGCCAACCCGCCCACCAAACCGGTCGCTGCCCCGGCCGCGCCGCCGATACCGGCGACCAGCGCGGTGATCCCGGCCAGCTTCCCGGTGTTGAGGGCGATGGATCCGATCGCGCCGGACAGCCGTTTGAACGCGGACGTGCTGGCGTCCGCGTCACCACGCAGCCGCCCCGCGCTCGCTGATGCGCCGGACAGGGACGGCACCCGCAGATCCGGTGTGTTCACCCGCTGTTGCAGCGTCGCCGCCTGCCGCCCCAGCTCGGCGTTGCGTCGCCGCGCGTCCGCTACCCGCAGCTCTGCCGCCTCGACCCGCTGCGCTGCTCGCTCCTGTTTCAGGGCGTCGGCTTCCGGGTCGCCCTGGGCGGCCTTCACCGCCCGCTTCGCTTCCGCGACACGGATTTCGGCAGCCGCCACACGGTCAGCGGCGGCGGTGCGTTTGTCGGCGTTCTCGTCGCCGTCGCCGATCGCCGCCGCAGCCTTCTTCGCCGCCGCAAGCCGGTTCTGGGCGGCCGTCAACTGCTGGGCGGCCTTCTGCTGCCGCAGCAGCTGCTCTTCCGGATCGGGGCCCGACGCCGCAGCGGCCTTGCGGGCTTCGGCCAGCGCGGTCTGCGCGGCCTTCTCCGCTGCCGCCGATTTCTGCAGTTGCTGGGTGACCTTCTCCAGCTGCGCGGCGGCCCGCTGCCGATCCGTCGCGACCGTGCGCGCCACCTGCCCGGACACGCGCTGCACGTTCTGCATCTGCTGTTCAGACGCGATGGCACGAGCAATGGCCGGCTGGTCGACCTGGACCCGAACTTCCTGCACGATCGGGCGGGCCTCGCGTTGCAACTGCTCACGCAGCGCACGCATCTGCTCCGGGGTGCCGGCCGTGTCCAGATCGACCTTGATCGGAATATCGAGCGGTTTCGCGTCCAGCTGCAGCTGGACCTTGCGCATCGCGCCGATGACGACGCGGGCCAGATCAGCTTCGAACCCTCTGCCATCGGCAGTAATGGGGATACGGATTCCGCCCGGCGCAGTCACCCGCGCACAATCACAAACAGGGGTGCAAACCCCAGGTCAGATCATTTTCGCTTTCGCCAGCTCATCGCGAACCGCGCTCGCGAGGAACGGATTCCCGCGATAGCCGGGATGCCACACCCGCCGCGCGAACACCGTGCGCCCGCCGACCTGGAACCGCAACGCCCGAGCACGCGTGGGCGTGATCGCGTGCGCCCGGGTCGGATCGTGCACGAACCGCGCATATTTCGCCGTCGCGTACGTTTCGGTGAGCACCGTCGCACCGAGGACCGTGGTGCGGTCGCCGATCGTGGAACGCAGATACCCCGACCTCACATTCACCCGGCGCCGCGCTGTCCGGGTAACCGCCCGCCCCAGCTTCCGCATCCTCGGCGCGGCCTGCTGCGCCGCCTGCTCGCCGGCGTGCGCGGGCGGAATGAAGTACGACCCCCGGGGCCGAACCTTGATCGTCACTCGCCGTCCCTTGCGCGCCGCCGCTTCCGGGCCGGGGCGGCGGGTTCGTCGTCGTGGTGCCAGTCGACCACCTTCACGATCCCCGAGCGGAGCAGGCCGCGGAGCTGGTCGGTCATCTCTACCGTGTACCGCTTGCCTCGCGCGCACACGTCGGAATTGATGACGCCTTCGATGGTGACTTTCGCCATTACTGCTGTCCTCCTGCGATTTCCGCGTGCGCGAGCTGCGTCCACGCGATGACCAAACCTTCCGGCCCGAACGGCTCACCCGGCCCGAGCGCTGCGCTGCCGACCCTGCCCGCGGCTTCCGCATCACCCATCGCCGCGCACAGCGCCAGGTCGATGCGCCACGCGTCGTCCCACTGAACCGCCGCCAGTTGCTCGAGTTCCGCGGCGTCCGCGTCGACCGGGTGACAGCGCGCGATACCGGCCTCGATGGTGATCGCCTTCTGCGCCCCGCAGTCGGCGGTGACCGACTCGGTGGGAAATTCGGTTGTGCGCCAACGACGCACCAGCCGAACCCAGATGTAGGGGCCGCAATCGTCGCAGCTGTCGGAGTTGGTGCCCACCCATTCCGGGATGATGCCGGTATCGCCAGCCAGGATGTACACGGTGTCGGTTCCGCCGCCGAGCGGAGGCGCCGACGCATCCGGGGCGAACACCTGC